TTGTCTCTTAGAACTTGTGCGTTGCCTCTGAGTTCAGATATAGAACCTATATCAACAGACGAATGAATTTCCTGAGTCTGACTGAGTAACGCAAACAGTGCCATTAGAGCCAGAAGATGTAATCTTAAGCCAGTCATTATCGGATGTTGATTCCTGATCTATATTAAAAGTCCTATCGTTACCAGTATGATCTAAGTAGAAGTAGCCACCTGCATACCCATCCCCATCATAAGTTACAGTGTTATCATCACCATCTATATCCATGTAGTTAGTTGCACCATCTACGTCTATAGCTGCTGTAATACTGTTGCCTCCACCTTGTATAATCCAATCTAAATCTAGGTTCGCTGCTAGTGCTGTCATGGCATGATTGAGGGTCATGGTGTTTGTGTTGCCTGTGACTTGTACGTTTACGTTTGAACCATCTGCTCCAGTTGCATTTGTCTCGTCGGTTGACATATTAAAGGTATTTGTGTCCCCAATGTAAGAGAAGTAACCCGTATAATTATCAGCCCATATATCTCCTAAGAATTTATTATTTGAGCCTTTCTGCAAAACGTCTAGCGTCATATTGCCGCCATCTAAATCTAGCGCAGTCATTGAACCTGCTTCTGCGTCAGCACCTCCAATAATGTTTCCGCCTCCGCCAACTTGTTCTATGTCCAAATTAGCTGTCGCACCCGACTGTTCAATAAAAATTTCTGAATCATTCCCGTAAATTAGCGATGCACTCATCATCGCAATCAGGCTTGATAATATCAGTCTGTTTATGTTTCCAATAGCCTTGTTCATAGCCCTCCTCTATTGTTTCTAAAACTCCTGTCTCTACCGCCATCTGTAAAGCATAGTTTATTGACTCATTCTCTACTATACCGCTTTCTATTTCAACCAGTTCGGTATTGTTAGCATAAAATCTGAACACATCAGAAGAAACAGCAGCACTCAATATTGTTTTGGTAACTAAAACCTCAATCAAAATCTTACCTGTCAAAACAGATACAGTTCTTAAAGATATGGTTACTGAGTCTTGTCTGTATTCTTTAGAAGCACCTATACCCAAATATCTTGCGCCTGCTCCTCCTGATTTGATATTAGTTTCATAGGTAACAACCCCACCCTCCATCAACAAACCTGCGAATAATAAAGGTTTGAGCTGTTGTTCATCATCAAAATTTTCCCTTGTTGAACGAATTATCTGTCTTTCTTTTGTTAAATTGTCTAAACCTGTACGTTCTACTACTTCAAAAACACCAGAATGCTTTAAAGCTCTTATAAGGTACGCATCTGGTGATTGTGTTATGGCTGTGCTAAAACTAGCGTATTGACTGTTGCTTCTGCGTTGTCCTGTATCGTCTTTGAAAGAATTGGGATATACAGCCACAACAGGTTTTCGTTCGGGAGGAGTGGCTTCTGCAAGTTCGGTTAACAAAGAACCAACCTCTGCCGACTCAATAGTCCTTATAGGTGGAATTCCGTTGTCTAATGGCGGTATTATTAAGGCGCAACTAGAAAGTGAAAGAACCGAGAGGTACAGTAATTTCTGTAACATTGCCTTCTTCATCTGTTATTGTAAGTGTTACCTTATCGTCCTCTACTTTATATTCTATGGTGTTACCTTCTAATTCTAAAGTACCGAACTGTGAGGGAGTTTCACCAAATAAACTCTCTACCAGATTTCGTGAAATCTGAGCAAACACCCTAGATTCAAAATTACGTACAAAACGAGCTAGTGTGGTGTTTTCTTCTTCACGCTCTAGTTCTTCTATTAAGGCGTTGATCTCTTCTCGTATGGCTTCTTTACGACTGAATTCTTGGTTCTCAATGGTAAGATAATGGCTTGATGTGCTTTGTCCGCTAAATGACGGTGATTTGAATTTATGCACCATTTCATCTGCGTTTACAGACGTAACCATAAAAATAACTAATATTAGTAACAGCATTGTTTTATCCCATATACGCTAATTACAAATATGTGATTACCAATCGTACGCTATCTATTGTATCTATCCAAAAAAAGGTAAGGTAGCCTATAAAACCAAATGCAACTAAAAAGAAAGACATTACTGCGTATCTTTTCCAATTTTCTTGTAACAAATCTATTGTATTATCAATGAAATCAAAAACTTTTTGTCTTTTAGATATTTTCTTTTTTTTAGCCATGTTTACTCCTTAATTTGATGCCCAAAGTAGAACCGCGAATAACCCAGTCAAAGACAATAAGATAAACGCAATGGAGGTTCTTTCAATAGTCCTACCTAGTTTTTCAAGGTAAATCATATCTTGTTTTGCTCTATAATTTTCGTCCTCGTAGATATACTTGTCTCGCGGATAAGACCTTTTAGGAATGGGTTCAAATATTACGTTGTCTATTGAGACTAACTGTTCTCTTTCTATTTGTTCAATCTTTTCTTTGATCATCTCTATCTGCTTTTGCTACTTTGTCTGTGTCAACTAAATGACCTAATCCCGTTGCTGTCTTGAGCATAACATCCAAACGAATGATCTCATTATCAAGGCTGCGAACTCGGTCAATTAATGCTACCAGTATTCCATGCTGTGAGTCTAGTTTAGTGCCAAGCCTTTCTTCCATATTAGATATCAGTTCGGCTTGTTTATCATCTAGCGTATCAAGTTTGGTTTCCATACCATCAATAATTCTGTTTATAAGTTTCCATATAAAAAAACCCAGACCGCCTGCAGCAGCTATAGGAAATCCAACCTCATTAATTAATGTTACAGCTTCTTGCATTAGTTTATTATCTCATAGTTATAGTAAGCATCCCTAAGTGGCTTCTGCTCGTCTTTGTTGTACCATTCCATGAACTGATCTCTCGTTATTATTTTCTTTTGATATGTGGTCGGTGCAATTCTATCTGTCCTTGTCTCCCTTACATCATCTGTACCTAAAGCATCTAATGAAGCGTAAGAGTTTTCTTTGTTAAGTTCATCTACTGGTATCATAGAAATTTGTTTTTCTATATGCGTATAAGTTGTGAATAAAATCTTATTGCCCATGAGATTACACTCTCCAAAGTACCCGTTGCCTCTGTAACTAGGTCTAATTGCTGTCACATAGTGATAGTAGCAATTATCTGAAAACTTGCCCCTAGTGAAGCCTATGCAAGTATCGTCTGATCTAAGGTATATTCCCTCAGTCCACCAACAATCTCTTCTCATTACATTCTCCACCTTTAGATCATCTTCTTCTGCAACTCCTTCGCTTCTCATAAGCTTGTTTTGCTCTAGCCATTTTTTAATTCGTAGATCAAACTCATAATCTGATTCTGTAACTCCATCTGCTCTCCAATCTGATAGCGCATCCTTCAAGGCATCTTTATCCTCTATCTCTATAAACTTAAAATATAGTCTTTCGCTTGTAGGTTTCGCATATCCCATACTAACTCCAAGTAAGATTATAGGTCAGGTCTTTCTTGCTTGAACTGTTTAGCCATGTAGTCCATTCATCCTTAGTGATCTTAGACACTCTGTATTCTCCCTGCTCTATTGTGTAAACCTTCTCGTCTGTTTTATAAAGGCTATCTAAAGTCTGCCTAACTGATGTGTTAGTGCCTGTGTTTGTGGTAGGTATTATTATTGTTGAGTCCTCTGCTTGCAAAGTATCATAGTAGAATCTGTGTCTTGCTATAGTGCTTTCTGTGTAGTATTTCTTATTTCTTTGTGCAGGTATGATGGCTGTCACTTTTTGTTCTATGGATTTTCCGACATATCTAGTCACACAGAAACCAATCGGAGAATCATCTGATCTAAGGCATATTGTCATGTTGAAGTGTCCAATCTTAGTATCACCTAAAACTGTTTCTGTTGTGGGGAAAGTATTGTTTTGGACGTTTGCTTTATAGTAAAAATACTTTTGATCTGTCTCGGTAGGTAAGGCATCAAAAGCATGAACTCCTGTCATTGCGGTAGCTATCACAGGCATATCTGATTCTGCCAAAAGCCTGAGATAGATATTGTCTGTCTCTATCTTTAGCATTACCCACTCTTAAAGGTGAATCCAGTAAATGTCACAAGACTAGCAGACACTGTGCAACTTGTGCCTCCTTTTGTGAATGTTACAGTCATAAATGTAGAGTCTCCTCCTGTTACAGAACTAGTAACACCCGATCCTGTTACGTTATTTGTGATGCCTGAATTATCAACATGGTCATTTGTCGTATCTCTTGTAGCTACCCATCTTGAGGTAGCCACAGTCGTTCCATTACCATCTTTCCATGTAATATTAAATGTAAAAGAAGTTGCTGTTGGAACGTAACCTGCATTACTTATCTCTGACCAAATGAAGGCTTGTTGATTGACTGAAAAGGTAATCACATTTGTAAGTTGTGATTGTGGTACAGCCCTCTGCACGTTACCGCTTGAGTCCAAACCTGCTATTGACCTATCGTGTGCATCTATGATCTCACTCATGCTTTTTGTAGTTCCATTGCTTCTCACATTACCAGTTAGATCACCAGTAAATCTGTTGTTTGAATCAATAGTAGCATTTGCCCTAGTTGCCCCTGTAACTATTGTTGAGTTTGCAGTACCGCCTATAGTGCCTGTATGGTTGCCTGATGTTTCTTGACCTCGTATTGTTGCTGAACTTTCATTATCTACATTACCTAATCCAACATCATCTTTAGTTGTGTTTGAGTTTTTGTGAGTTGAATTGGCAAAGTCTGTGATACCTGTGCCGCCTTTTCCAGAGGGCAAAGTACCTGTACCATCAGAGCCATAGTTTACAGTTGAGTTTGTAAGGGCTGACTTTGCTGTTGCTGTTCCTCCTACAGTATGATTAGCAGTGTCAAAATTTGATGATCCTGTCAGGCTTATATGTCGCACTCTAAAGTTATAAGCCACTCCTACCTCAAGTCCGGGAATTTGTTGTTTAGTTTCCCCTCTTCCTGCAAATGCAGTGGCATAATTTGATACAGATGTTTTTTTGAATTGTACCTCAGTGCCTAAAATGTGAGGAGATGAAGCATTTGTCCAAGATGCAGTCACGGATGTATTAGTGAGAACGTCCACGTCACTGCTATCTGTCGCAACGCTTAAATTAGTTGGGGGTGAAAGATCAAAGCCACCAACAGGGACATCACTACCTGATGCTACTGCTGCTTGATAATCACTTGATCCAAAAGTAAATACAGAAGAAGATGCCTCTTTTAACTGTAATCTGCAAGCTACTATCTGTGCATCGGTTTCTCCTGTAAGTTCCAGTGACCAGTTTACGACTTCAAATACCTTTTGATCAAAACTGAGTCTGTCATTGTCCACATATACCCAGTCACAGGGCTGTAGTTGCATAAATTTAAGATCAACTAAGCAAGAAAGAGTCATTGTGTTTCTTTGCGACAATAAAGATATTCTGCCTAACCTTTGCGCCATAGTATTAGTAGTAGTAAAAGGCAATCTAGCCTCCATCTGTTTGACAAAATTCGGCTTGTCGCTTGTAGTTCCGTTAGGTGTATCTTCTGTTAGAAATGTACTGTCCTGATAGATTGGAGCATCTGTGGAAACAAAGTTTCTAGAAGCATCTACGAAAATTGGTTTGACGGTATTATACAGTTCACCTGTAGAGGGCTTTGTTGATAAAGATATTGGCTCAAGTAAATTATCGTCAGTAATTGTTAAAGATGGTGTCTGTGCCGCTCCTGCAAATATATTAAATTTTCCATTTGTATATGTGACTTGACCTGCCATAGAAGTAAGCAGTCCTTCAATAATACCTGTGCCTGTTGCCGACATATTAGTGAACCCGTTGGCTGTGTATCTTTTTTCAGTGGAGCTTCCGTCCGATAAGGTAACATTTTGATCACAAATATTAGCTGCTGCAGCGAAACCCCCTGCATTAGTTGTGTCGTTTATTTCTGAACTCAGAGCTTTTAGTCCATAGGTTGTATCTGTAATAAAATCTCTAATGATAAGTGCAGGGTTTGAACTAAATGCTGTGCTACTATCTCTTGGATCAAATACTTTTTTTCCTTTAACTTGAAAAGATATGGCAGGCATACCTCCCCCAAACTTTTGTTGATCATAAATCATTTGCATATAAACATAAGCGCAACCCCTAAACCTGTCTGTGCTTAAAATGCCTTGTGTCGTGCCTGCCAATGACTGCACTGCAAAATTGTCCGCTACCTGATCGTCTGCGCCTAGATTTACAGAAAACCTAATTAATCTTCCGCTTGGAAATGCGTTAGGGTTATCTGTGTTTGTAAAATCTGAATTAGTTACAGTATGAACCTCTTTGCTATTTATTGTGCTTGTTGTAGAAGTCAAATCTATATCATTCAATCTTACTTTTTCAACAGACTGTATCTCATGTCCTGCAAGGACTACTATCATGTGCAGCATATGATTGTCTGTGCCTGCAGTTTCCATGTGCGCAATAGTGCCACCTACTCTACATTCTCCGTAGACTATTTGTCTTGGTGCTGTAGGGGCTCTGTTCGCAAACTTACTTCCAAAGTTGCCTTGTGTAGCCTGTATTGATTTGGACATCAAACCGCCTACTAAAGTTGAGGCGAACACCACAGATGCTGTAGTAGCAGTGACTAACGTACTGAATGTAGCAGAAAATCCAGCAGTAAAGGGGGCGGCAAAAACTGAAGCAATAGTTGCTACAACAATAAATGTAGCAACAGCCTTGAATGCGTTTTCAACTGCTTTACCCATCTATTCTCCATGCTTTTACAATATCAACGTCTTTTTTCAATACAATACCTTGATCGTTTACACCTAGAGCATAATAGTTATCAAATATGCAACAAAGTTCGCTTTCTTCTTTATAAACTCCAAAATCACCTTTTGTTATGTATTTTGGATCAAGCTCTTTAATGCCAGTTTGTTCTTCCAAAGCGTGATCTATACCTGCCGCTAATCCTTTGCCTTTACCGTACTTAATTATGCTTTGCATTGCCTCAGCTTCATTATTCCATTTCCACTGTTTAGGTAACACACTCTCACCTGTCATTTGTTTGACAAACTCGTTAGCAAACATGACACAATCCCATTTACCCCACTCAAAAGGTCTTTTTAGATTTCTATTTAAGTAGGCATCAAAAATAATCTCCCAATCAGGCTTTTTCTTCATATCCTTATATTGAACTCGCCTGTGTTAGTGTCCTCTGATGTAGTCCTGTTGGTTGTGTTGTCTGTCTCTTGACCCCACGTTACTTGCTTATCTATCAGTTGTTGCATACGATTGAATCCTGTATCACCTGAAAACAGAAATTCTTGGCTTTCTGCTGTATATCTAAGGTTAGAAGGTCTTTCTAAGTCAACTAATCTATTTTCAGCATCAACATTTATTATTGAACCTTGTGGGCTGTCATTTACTGTCAGGTTTACCATTCGCCCTTTAAACAAAGTGATAGTACCTGCTACTTCATTAGAACCACCCATGAGGAATCCTAAGAATAATGTTATTGGTCTATTTTGATAATTTTCTGTGAGAGCGTAAGATAAAACTGTTTTATCCATACCTGATAATGCTATTGATATACCCTCTGATTTTACCTCTCTTCCTTCTGTGACTTCGCTTATTGTTAAAAGAGACCCTGCACCAAGATATGTTTCAGAGTCTATTGTAAGGTCGTCATTGCCTGTCCAGACTCTGATATCGTCAGTGTCAAACTCGGCTTTTGCAGCTATAAAAAGAGATTGGTGTGAGTCAACTAATCTATTAGCTACTGGTGTGGTAATACCTGTCCTTGTAGCCATTAGACCACCTCAATACAAGCAAAAGATATACCATACAATGATCTATGGTCGCCATCCCAACTGACAGTGTTATCCACAAGCCTGAATAATCCTTTTGGGCTATCAAATATGACAAATTTATTATCAGCTAAATCAGATCGCAGTTTTGGCTCTATCTGTACGCTGTATCTATTTGGACTACCATCTGTTTTTGTAGCATCCTCAACAACTTGAACAAGTTGCACTGGATTAGCTGTCGTAGAAGTTCCTGCAGTAATTCCTAAATAATCACCTTTTTTAATTGTTCCTGTAAAACTTCCAGTAGTGTCCAATGAAAGGGCTGTTGCTCCTTTTACATTCTGTTGAACCTTACAACCAGACGTGGAACTCACATTGGTTAAGACTGAATCAACCACAACTACCGTTGCACTTGTTACAGTAGTTATTTTGTGAGTACCGTTATTTTCTTCATTTGCCATTCCTGTGACGTGAATAAAATCTCCTGCTACCGCATTACTAAAAGTGCTTGCCCCTGCTGTAAAGGTATTTGTATTAGTAACAGTCAAAGCTACACTTGTGTTATTTATGCGTTTATCGCCCAATAAATGCGTTGTATTGAACGTTCCTTGATTAGTTAAGGCATCAGGGTCAGCAAACTTAAAATGATTAACACTGCCCTTTAATTGCATCAAAAACGATTGCCATTCAGAGGCTTGTGTCCTGTTCAGAGGCGGTAAAGTGACCTCTGCCTCCCAGAATACAGCATCAAACTCTTGTGATAGTTGTTTTCCTGTGAAGGGTGATGCGGTCTGTCCTATAGCTCTAAATAACCTAAATGAACTCCTAGTAAAGTTAGGAGTTGTTGGCATTGTAATAATTCTAGCCACCTAATAACCCCTTTCTGAAATTACCACCTCTTATGCCTGCTTCTAATACTCCTGCCTTAGCCACCTCTGATATTTGTGGAAGCATCTTAGTGACTTCTGCTCTTACTGTTGGAACAACACCTGTAGCAAAGTTTATTGATTGATTCACAACAATAGGACTACCACCCATAGCGTTTCTACTATTCATGTTATTTAATATAGTGCCTCCTGTGTTTGGAACAAATATCTCTGCTCCTCGTTCTCCAACCAGTGTAGGTGTACCTCTCTGTACTGAACCTCCACCTGCAAGTGTATTCATTGGATTGCTAAATGCAGAGCTACCTTGTATGCCTCCACCTTTCAATGTGGGTTTTGAGCCACCAATATTAATTTCAGGCAATCCTGCATTGAATACTTGATTGAGTATTTTATTTACTACAGCCATTTGCAAAAATATTGTGATAATCTCTGAGACAATATTTTTTGCAAAGTTTTTGAAAGATTCAAGAGCATTTTCACCGTTAAGCAAAGCATCAACAAAATCTTTAGTGAAAGCATGTGAAGAAGATATAATTACATCTGTCATAGCTTGTGTAAATTCATCAACTTCTCCTAACTCGTCTTGCAGCTTCTGTAAGTGTTCTAAAACAGCCTCTCCTTGCTCTGGATCAAATAATGGATTTCCTTTTGCGTCTAATGTGCCTGCAGCAAGTGCCTCTCTTAAAGTGTCAATCTTTACTTGTAATTTGTCATATTCAGGAATTGTATCTTGGAAAAGTTTATTAAATTCATTTTGTAATGATATTTGATCTTCAGTGAGTGTTTTATCTGTGCTGTCTTTTTGTGCTTTACCTACTTCTTTTTCAAGGCTTGTTCTCATTTGCAGCATGTTGGCTAACATTTTTTCAAACCTTACTCTTTCTTGTAAAATAAATAGAATTTCACTATCTCTAGCATTAGCAGATATATTACCAAGCAAATCTTCATTTGCTTCTTGCGCTCGTGTTTGTAATTCTATTTGTCTGTTTAGTGCGGCAAGTCTTTGATTTGGATCACTCAAAGATAATATATTTTCCATATTTGGGAAAATCTCACCTCTTGATGCTTGTCTTGCCCTAAGTATTCCATCAGCAAATTCTGTCAGTGAATCTGCCATTTCCTTTAGAAAATCACCCAATCCGCTTTGAAATACATCATCAGCTAGTTGTTTAAAAGCTATTGTCATATTTGATGTTTTGACAGATAAGTTATCCATTTTGGCTTCCATCGCACCGCCAAATTTCTCTTTCAACCCTTCTGTTAATGCCTTTACCATTTTGGCTGCGCCGTCAGCAGTTTTACCAAACTTAGCTATGTCATCTTTGGTTAAATTTAACTTTTCTCCTAATATACCTAATACATCAATACCTCTATCAGATATCATGTTTAACTCTTCTAAACCCATGCCGCCTGAGGCTGATCTTTGTACCATTCTAATTAAGGCTTCAAAAGTGCCTAATTGATCTACTGATACAGATGCTGTATCAGCAAATGTTTGTAGCATGTCCATATTAGGTTCTATGCCTGCTGATTTGAGGGCAATAAATGCTTTAGTAGCATCTTCTATTTGAAATGGCGTGGTTTGTGCAAACTTAAATACACTTTGCATTGCTTGATCGCCTGCTGCCATGCTACCAAAAACTTGGTCTAAAGAATCTTTTAAATCTTCAAACTGCATACCAACACTAGCAATAGATGTAGCAGATTTAAGGGCGGCTGCTGTTGCAGCCACTAAGGCTATTTTACCTTTTGTGAATGCAGCAGACATTGATGAACCTGCCTGCTTAGAATTTTTATCTATCTTATTTAGATGTCTATTTGTTTCATCAAGTTTTTTTCGCAGGTCTTTAGTATCAGCCTGTATCTTTACTATAAGTTCATCTACTGTTGCCATTAGTCAGGGTATAACTCCATTAAATTTTCTAACTCATCATTTGTCATAGGTCGGTCTTGTTTTGAACCATGAAATTGTTGAAAACCTTTTATTGCTTCCCACATCTCTCTAGGTGCTAAATCCCAAAAGTCTTTTGGTCTCATGCCCATCATTCCAATACATATTTGCATGTATGATGTCCATTCTATTCTGTCATCTCCTGCTTTTTTGCAGAACCACCTTCTTGTGCTTCATCAGGGTCAGTTAAAGAATCGGCTAGTAATTGTGCAACTACTGCTGATGCAGGAATTATGCCAGTTGATGTAAGTATCTCTTTAATTTTGCGATCATCAAAGTCATTACCTCCACCTCTCATAGCATATCTTAGTACCACTAATAAGGTACGCAGTCTAACCTTTGCCTGAGATATATCAGATGCTAGCTCTAATATGCCTGCATCCAGTTCATCTTCTATTTTAACCAGTGAATCTATAGTGAGCCTACATTTGTAAGTTTCACCGCCTAACTCTATCTCAATCTCGCCCTTTAATGGGTTTGTCATCTGACTTCTCCTGTTTTGTACTTGCCATTGCAAGTTTGATTGTTAATACATCATCTCTTTCATCTAGTGAGCAAGACGATACTTTATAGGACTTACCATCTATTTTTACATCAGATGGGTCTTTTCCTAACTGATTGGCTACTTCAAGGACATCCCCATTAATCATAGCAGGGATGTCGCCCTTAGTACCTTTGACTTTTACTGATCGCCAACCCATTTATTAGACCGTAGCAAAAGTAATCGCACCTGAACTTTCAAAAGAAAAACTGTATGTGACTTCTCCATTAAATTCACCTGCGTATTCCACAGATGTGACTTGAAAGCCACCAGTAAATGTACCGAAGTCAGGAACTAAGAACTGATAATTATCTATTGTGTCAGCTAATACATTAGTCTTTATTGTTGCTTCACTTGCCGCATCTGTAAAAACGCCACTACCTGAAACACTGATAGACTGAACACCTGCTGCCGCTAACATGGTTCTATTGTTAGAACTATCTTTGTTAGTTACATCAACTGACTCGTTATTGATTGTTAGGCTTGTTGATCTTAAGCCACCGATTGTTGTGAAAGTCTCAGGCGATCCACCGTTACCGACTTTCATAAGCATCGCACTACCTTTTTGTGCTGCCATATTTTCTCTCCAATTCAGCGAGCAGTAGTTAATTGCTCACTAATTAAACAAGCCTTCTGGCATCCAAAATTTATTAGCTACAGCTAGTTAAGAAGTACCTAATATTATGGCTCGGAATCTCATGACACCGTGCCTTGTTATCCCATCTGGGTCTACAAGAACATCACCAAACTCAAATCTAAAATTAACTAGATTGAATCCAGTTACGCTCAAACTACTATCATGCAACAAGTCATGTATTCTGTCCATGATTTGTTTAGTTTCCTTGCTACCTTTGTACTGTGACCAAATGTCAAGATTTATTGTGTATTCACTACCATCAACATCTTTGGTTGAAAAATCTATTGAACTATCTCTGCCAATAGATACAAAGGGATAAGAGTTACCTTCTTGTACTTCATCATGTATTCCTGCACCAAGTGTTGAGGTCAAGTTTGAATCACTATTTAGCCTTGAATATATTGCTGACTGTAATGCGAATTGTCCTAGTGCCATTAGTCTACATAACCCCCTTCTTTGAATATTCTTTTGATCTTAGGTCTGTTCTTTTCTAAAGCAGGTTGCATGAAAGGTCTTGGTCTAATATCTCTTGTGCCAAACTCAAGGTGTGGAGCGTAAGGTGCTGATGCAATAATTTGTCCTATCACTGCGTTTTTTGTTCTTTTTACATTACTACTGATACTATTCACAAGAAATCCAGTATCAGATGCAGGTGGCTCACCTTCTGCAGATGCTATATGTTGCCTTCTAGGGTTGTATTTCTGGTAAGTAATACCTGTCCCACCTTTCAATATGCTTTGTTTAGCTGTGCCTTCTACCAACGTGGTTGATCTTTGCACAAGAGAATGAAGATGTTTTTCTGGGTTATCCACAATACGTTTTTTGAGTTTGTTCTGGAAACCTTTGAGGTTTTTTATCCCACCTTTAGCCATTATAGAGCCACCCCCAACTCACACTCTAGCTCAAGATATCGGTTTCTATTGTCTACATTCTTTATGGTTTTAATATTATAGGCATCACTGTCATACAAGATCCTGAAGTTTGTTCCTATATCTCTTCTGTATCTAATAGTGAATATATGTGTAGTTTTCTCTTTAACTTGCCCTTGCCTGAGACTTTCTGAACCTCTTGTCTGCTCTATGTTTGCATATAGATTAGATAAGGTCGTGTATTCTTCTGTGATACCACCACCTGCATCTGTTGTATTGGTAGGCTTTTGTAGTGCCACCTCAAACCGCATTTTACCTATGCTCATTAGCCTAATGCCATAAGTGAACTTGAACCGAGTCCACTGTGTATAACGTAAGGTGCGTAAAGGCTTTTCATGAGATGTGGTGCGCCCTGTGCTTCGTACATATCACCCCTATGCTCGTACATATAGGCTATGTGTTGCAACATCCCCAATCTAATTGGTTCTGGTATAGCAAAAGCACTCGTATATCCTGCAACGTATGTAACCTCAATAGCGTTGGCAACTCTCAAAGCTGTAGGAAAAGTCTCACCTGTTCTTAAAACTATTCTTGCAGGTTCTCTAGCTGTATCAACATAGTATTTAGTGGCTGCCATCGTTGTAGCAGTGTCATTATCATCATACGTTTTTACAGAAGTCACACTTTGAACTGGTGATTTTGGAAGAACGATATAGTTCTTATAGTAATTAATATCGGGTGCGGTTCTCATGCCCTCATAAAGCGGTTCATTTTGATCTACAACCGCATCTAGCGTGAGTGTGAAGGTTTGTTGCATCAAGGCTCTATTCATGTGCGATTCTGCGAACTGTCTAGCGGCTGTTATTAAGGGTTGCACTACCCTCTCATCTGTTGCGTCCTCTACCCTTAGATATTCTTTTACCTCTTGCAAAGACAATGGCTCTGCTGTCGGTTCTGTTGATACTATTAATCCTGCCATTAGTTTATCGCTCCAAATATACCTGATGTTATAGCAACACCATATAAACCCCATATAAGGTATTCCATACGCACGAAACGAGCCGAACCTGACTCCAACCTCTTCTCAAGGTTTTCGTACCTTAAAGCGCAAATCTGTTCGTGCAGTTCTAAAGCACTAACATCACTGCTTGGTTTCTTCTCCTGACTCGTCAACTACCTCTGCCTCCTCAACCTTATCATTCTTTTTGTTGATCTCGTTTTCCATAATCCATGCTTTCCTGCGTTCATAGTTGTTAGCATTATCATCTATATCTAGCTGAACTCTTATCAACGCACCTTGCAAATCTTCTCTTTGCTTTTGATAGTCAAGCAATCTGGCAAATATTATTTTGCCTTGATTTGAAAACGTATTTACATCAACCTCTATCTTTTCTCCGTCTTTCTCATAAATAAAAATTGGTTTAGGTTCTTCTTTTGAATTGTCTTTGGTGTCTACCATGTCTTTCTCCTAAGTTAAAAATATAATCATAGCACTAAGACTCTAGTGCCTCAATTCTTGCTTTTAAGTCGTCTATTATTGTTTGTTGTTCTTGGATTGCTTTTGTCAAATAAGAAACAAGACCCACTGTGTTTATACTCAATCCTGTATCTCCATCTTTTTCGTATGCAGAGCCTTGTACGATTGTCTCATCTTTTATAACTTCTTTGACTTCCTGTGCTATAAAACCAACTGAATCGCCTCTAGCTGCTTTTCTGCCTTTCCATGTGAAAGTTCTAGGTTTAAGTTGTTTTACAAGGTCTAAAGTGTTTCCAAGATTTTTTATATTTTTCTTGAAACCTTTGTCTGAAGTGTCATTGAGGTCACCTGATACAACACCGTTACCGCTTGATATAGTTAGCTTTGAATCTCCTAAAGAAGCAGATGCTGATTCATAAGTGCTATTAACAAGAAAAACCATATCCCTTCTTGCCGCACCGTCACCGTGCGCTCTAACACCTATTGCAGTATGCTTATAGTTAGTATTGTTTTCGTGATAACCCAAAGAAATTCCTGAGATATAACCATCAGTATTTGCATTAGACAATCCTACTGGTTGACCGATATGCACAAAAGCATCTGTAGCCGCAGTTCCGTTACTGACTCCTGTTTGAACATATAAAGGGTGTGTGCTATATCCTCCAGTACTAAAGCTAGCAAGTGTACCACCCACTCCTAAATGGGAATTTTCAGTGAGGCGCATCTTTTCTGTAGGAGTAAAAGCATCACCTGCTGTTTTATTGGAATTTGTATCAGTAAAGAATTGTATTATTCCACTGTTACCACCACCTCCAGTTCCATGCACACGAATTCCTGCTGCACCAAAATTACCTGTTGCGCCCGTTTTATATCCTGCTGCTCCTGCATTTCCATAAAAGTTACTAGAAAGCCATCCAGAAGCATTACTGTATTCAGAAAAAAGGTTTGTATAGTTGGCAAAAGTTAACGCTCTACCTGAAGTAGCAGCACCTAAATCAAGAGTATTTGTAGGACTCGTAGTTCCTATGCCTACTTTTCCTGTATCTCTATCAAGAGTAATTCTGTCATTTACAGTTGTCTGTACACCTGATTTTATTCTTAGTGAGTTGTCAGAGCCATTTAGTTGTATTCTGTAACCATATACACCTGTTTGCCCAAAGGTTGCTGTATCGGCTGCATGAGTAGGCTGTTTTTCTATCAGATCAAGAGCAGAAGCACTTGCAGGGTTATTATCATCTAAAGTGGATATTTCAATAACTGGTGTGCTTGTAGCCTCAACGTTAAGTATTTGACTTGGAGTTGCAGTTCCTATACCAACTCTATTATTGGAAGCATCTACCACTAGCGTTGTTGTATCTACGGTTAGACCTGCATCCAAAGTAGTAGCACCTGTTACATCAAGCGTACCTGCTATGTCTATGTTGGTGTCTAGCTTGGCACTGGTGACTGAGTTGTCAGCTAACTTGGCTGTGGATATATTTCCATTGGCTATCTTTGCTGTTGTGACCTGTGAATCGCCTATGTGTACTGTATCTATAGAACCATCAACGTACTGATCTGAATCTACGGAGTTTGCCGCCATCTTAGCAACTGTGATCTGGGAATCGGCTATGTGGGCTGTGTCTATGCTTCCGTCTGTGTAGTGTTCTGAGTCTATCGCATCATCGGCAATCTTTGCACCTGTGACCGCATCTGCATTTATCTTGGCGGTAGTCACTGCATTATCGGCGAGTTCTGTGGCTACTATCGCTCCGTCAGCTATCTTATCTGCTGTTATAGAACCGTCTTGTATCTGTTCGCTTTGTACTTTTGTGTTAGCCATTTCTTAAGCCATTGATGCTTCGTTTGCTGTTTTCTTTGCGGTCTTTACTGCATCAGTCCAAACTGCGTTTGCTATTGCCTGTACTTCTGCTGATTCACCAGATATGTCTGTATCTGTATGTGTAAATGAATCATCAGAATTTTTTACTGTACTTACACATTGGACAACGTGTCTATGAAAAGACCTAGAAATTTCTAGACCATCTTCTTTAATTACAGTAGCAGTACGTACTTGTAAATCTTTTCCATCTCCTAATATCTCTATTTTATCTTGTATTACTTCTTTTGTTATTGCCATTTTTTTCTCCTTGTCTAGAGTCCACTAGACATAATTATTAATCTACTGGATAACATCCACCAATGTTTACATAGTAACCAGTACCCACATCAGAATATGAGTGACTGCCATCTAATCTTGCACCTTCGTAAAATCTTACTTCTGCTCCTCCTGACAGAATTGATGCTGCAATCAGTACATTACCTGACGTTGTTCCATATCCTGAATCAGGAAATGAGCCCAATGATATTTGTCCTGTACTTCCTGTGTTTGTAAAAGGTAAACCTACTAAAGTTGTACTCCCACCATAACTACCTTTATTTGTTAAATAAAAGTGTGCGTTTATAAAACACAGTCCACCTACTTTTCTGTAATGAGCAGAAACAGTTGATTGTGCATGAGCACCTGCTTGACCACTAGTACCTCTTAAAGAAGCACTCCAAGTACCCTCTTCATAGTCATCTAGTGTGTTAGCTGCTGCTGTGTCTGAACCGAACCTGATACCATTTACTACTTTAAATGCTCCATCTGTTTGCGTAAATGAGGCAACTTCTGTAAAACCTGCTCCCGAATTTTTTGGACCCTCATAAAATATTAAGTGTCCGTTTGAATATCCTCTATCAGATATTCCCCATCGTATGTTGCCATCGCCAGATGTATAACCATCACCATATCCAAAGAATATTTCTGCAACATCATCTACACCTGACCCGTTTATATGTATTTCGCCTCTACCTGAAGATCTCGTTCCTTGTGTTATTAGTTGTCCTTTTGCTTTGAGGTGTCCTGTTGTGGTTACGTTTTGAGACGAATCAATTCGCATAGCTTCTGTTGGGCTATCATTACCACCACCATCGGAAGCAGTGGTACTAAATATAAGGTTTCCACTCAAAGACCCTCCCGGACCTTGATTTCCTGTTGATAAATTATGTATTGATGACTTAATACCAGAGTCATCTGGATCGGCAGAGAAAAATTCAATAGTTCCTAAAACATCTAAGCCAATAGAACTTGACGAGCCTAGTCTTAATTTTGCATCTGAGCCATTAGAAGTTCTTATGTCTAAAGTAGTTGCAGGATTGTCAGTTCCTATACCCACTTTTCCTGACGCAATACGCATATGCTCAGTATTGCCGCCACTTGAGAAAAGAATATTGCCTTGTGATCTTATTGCTAGGTCATCTACTGCCGATCCAGAAATCATGTCTCCTGTGGATGTCGGAACTTGTATGCCACCTTTAAAAGTACTTCCCCTTAAAAATCTAAGCCTCAAGTCATCAGTAGCATCTATATCAACATCACCTGTAAATGTTGGTGCTGACAATGGTGCTTTAGTAGCAATAGAATTAGTAACCGTAGTTGAGAAGTTAGCATCGTCACCCAATGCCGCCGCAAGTTCATTAAGTGTGTCTAAGGCACTTGGAGCAGAATCTACTATATTAGCTACCGCAGTGGTAACAAATGCAGTGGTGGCGATTCTAGTGGTGTTATTGCCTGCGCTCTGCGTAGTTGTGGTAGGGTTGCCACCTAGAGCCACATCGTCCGCTATCTTGGCTGTGGTTACAGCATCATCATTTATGTTTGCTGTAAGAACTGCGTTGTCCGCTAATACCCTTGATGTTACCTTTGTGTTAGCCACCTTTTAGTTCCTCCACTTCTTTTTTAAGAGTTTCTATTTGTTCTTGTTGTTCTTGGATTGCTTTTATCAATCTAGCTTCCATTTTGTTTAGACCAGAAGTTATTTTGTAACCATCATTTTCTCCAACTAAATCTGGATAAACCTTTTCTACTTCTTGCGCTATGAAACCTATTTGATCTTTACCTCCATTAAAAGCATCTTTAAAGTCAAAATTAACAGGTCTTAGTGCCAAAATATTAGGTAGTTGTGAAGATAGGTCAGATATATTTTCTTTCAACCTTGAATCTGAGAAACTACCGAAAGCACCAGTAGAACCAGATGCCGTTATCATACCACCACCAGAGTTGTAACCGTCTACACCAAACTTAATATAAATTTGCGAGGTTGATGTACCACTTGCTGCTTTAACTATTGATAAAGCACAAGCCGATTCATCACTACCTTGTGATCTTATACTTACTATTCCTACGTTATCGTTAGTATGTGTTCCAAAAGCTAATAAACAAGTTGCGTCCAATTTATCGGCAGTTCCTATAGACATACCTCCGTCATTATGTACTCTTGCTCTAACAGAACCATTCGTCAAAAGACCTAAATCATGGTTTGAGCTAGTGCCTATATTCCCTAAAGCTGATTGCGCCTGTAAATGTATCTTTGCTCCAGAAGTTCTTTCTACATAAACGTCTGCGTTACCTGAGCTTTCTACATGAAGTTCACCATCAGGATTAGTAACTCCTATGCCTACGTTTCCAGACTCATTAATATGTAAAGCCTGAACTTCTGAATTAGCAGAAGTGTAATGTCCTAGTGTAAGAATACCCCCACTTACAACAGAACCAATAAATCCTGCATATCCGTCACCTGCTGCTTCACTATTCTCATAGTGTCTAAATTTAAGAATTTTATCTTGATTAGCTTCACCATTTAAAATAACAGTAGTTGCCTCTGCGGTTTCTGTATTTATATCAAGATGTGCTTGTGGACTCGTAGTTCCTATGCCTACGTTTCCAGACCCATCAATAACCATATCTGTCCTAGTGTCAGAAAAATTAAAAAATCCTAAAAAATCACTAGCAGATGCAAATATTCCGAAGTCATCTCCCCCTGCTGTATCAGTAAACTTTATTATTGGGTCAGTTCCTGACAAGTGTAAAAGTGCTGAAGGGCTTGTAGTTCCTATTCCCACCCTTTGAGACGAATCTATACGTAAAGCCTCAACACCGCCAGTTTTAATATTTAAATTAGCAGTGCTATCTGAACGAATACTTGCACGTTCTGTGTTTGCACCATTGGCATAAAATCCTAAAAAAGAAAAATCATCAGATGAACGACCATATATTCCTAATCCTTGTCCTGCTGAATTAGCCTGTATCTCAACTGGATGTCCTGTCACTGCTGCAGTTTTTCCTATTTGGACTCGTTCAGAACTATCAATCGTTATAGCGGTTGCATCTGCATTATCGTCTATACCTGTAGATGTGAAGCCTGTTAAAGTACCTACACTTGTGATGTTCGTTTGTGTTGCTGTGGCAAGTGTTCCTGTAATGTTTCCTGATACATCTAAAGCACCATTAACGTCTACTGTTGTGGCATTGATCTCTATTTCATTATCAGATACGAGATCAAGAACTCCATCTGCAGATTGATGAATAAATGTGCCAGAATCACCGAACTCTATCTTCTTAGTTCCTGTAGTCTTTATATCGCCTGTAAATGTCACGTTTTCATTGACATCAAAAGTCATCACAACAGCATCAGCGCTTGATGTTATACCAACCGCAGTTTCCATAAGATCTTTTACATCCGCTTTTTTCAATGCGTTATCAGTGGCATCCAGTATCATCACATGATCGCCTGCTACTGGTGTTACTTCTGTTAGACCAGATATACCGCTTGCAGGGAACGTATTTATGTCCGTCTGCGTAAATGTCATGGCTTCTATAGCCGCACTATTGGCAGGAGCAGTATCAAACGTGAGAGTAGTGCCAGAAGTGCTATAAGTCGCCTTATTTTGATAAACACCGTCAATATATACCTGAGTATTGTTTTCAGAAACAGCGTTTACACCTAACGTAAATGCGGTTGTACTGCCATCTCCTGTAAAGCTGTTTTGATGCACTCCTGTCCCTGCAACTGCCGCAGTTACATGGTAAACGGTTATTTTTCTTCCATTTGGCGGTGCTTCATCCAATGTGAGGGTTGTACCATTCAACACAAAGTCATTTGCGTTCATAAACACACCCTCTACAAATACGAGTATGTTGTCCTCGCTATCTGGTGCTTGGCTTAGTGTAAATGCAGTTGTTGAACCGTTGGCAGTAAAAGTGTTTACAGAAAGCGTAGATGTACCTGCTCCACCACCTACCTCACCCCAAGCATCTGTATATCCTTCAAACCTGTTGAGGGTTGTGTTGTACCTAAATTGCCCTGCCTCTGCCGATGGTCTTTGTGCTGTAGTTCCTTTCGGTAATAGTATTGCATCTGTTGCTTGACCTATATCAAGACTGACTGTTGGTGATGCTTGTTTTATACCTACCCTGTTGTTACTTGTATCAACTTTTAATACGTTAGTATCAACAGTCAAATCGCCAGATACTGACAAAGCAGAGAGCGTTCCTACACTTGTTATGTTGGTTTGCGCCGCAGTTTGTAGTGTTCCTGCAAAACCTGTAGCTGTAAGCAGACCTGTGGATGGATTGTAGGTAAAGCCTGTATCTGTCTCCAAGCCTTGTGTTCCTGTTGCGCCATCTACGAATACAGGGAATATTGTCTCATCTGTGCTGTTATTGGCTGATATCGTTACTGATGTAGCTAGTGCCGCAGTTCCAGTTGTGTCTTGGTTTAAAGTGCCTACTGTGAAATCTAGTGTGTTATCAGAATCGTCATAAGTTACTGTTATTCCGCTTTCAGTATTAGAACTGACCATTGCACCAACTGTATCTGAAATAAATTCATCAAGTGCTGTTCCATTTACTGTTATAGCGTCAGCTTCCAATGTTCCGTCAATGTCAGCATTACCGCTTATGTCTAAAGACGCACCATCTAACTCACCTGTTACTGTTAGATTTCTTATGCCTGTATAATCTTTGTTTGCATCCAGAATCACAGCTTTTGATGCTATGGCTGTACCTATGGCAGTGCTTCCAAGATCAAGTGCATTTAGTTCTCCAACGACTGCTGTTATACCGTCCAGTACGTTTATTTCAGAGGCTGTTGCTGTAACCCCATCCAGTATGTTTAGTTCTTCTGCTGTAGCTGTAACTGCAGTAGAGCCGATAGTGATGCCAGATGCTGTAAGCGCACCTATAATCAGATTACCTGCGGCATATCCAGTCGCACTTGTGTTTACTGTGGTGCTTGGAACAGTTTGTGTATCAACAAATAATCTAAATGTATTATCTACAGAGGCATCATAATAAATACCTGCATACTTTGTCGTGCTTGACTCTACATATTTACCATAGAAACCAAAGTCTGTTGAGTTTCCTGTATTGGCATTCGCAAGACCTGTAAAATTATTATCAGTAACAACAGAACCTGTTTGAGTCGTAGTACCTGTTACAGTCAAGTTACCGCTTACTGTTAGATTGTTGCTGACCGTTACATCATTCGGTAATCCTATCGTTAGTGTGTCAGTTGCACTTACCGCTACATCTACCTCATTGCTAGTGCCTGATACTGTTAGAGTATCGCCACCTGAAACTGTTTGTGTATTTGAACCGTCTGATAGTGTGAAGCTTGTTGAGATGCCTGCTGTGCTTGCGGCTGTAATTCTACCTTTGGCATCTACTGTAATAACTGGTACTGCAGTAGCACTTCCATAACTAGCTGCACTCACACCTGAGTCTGCTAAAGATACAGCACCACTGCTTACTGAGAAATTGTTTGTAAAGGATGCTACACCTTTGTTGGAGGCAGTAGCTTCCTCTGCTGCTATAGTTATCGTACCGCTTGATTCTGTGACATCTATGCCTTCACCTGCGCTAAAGGTTATAGTTCCGCCTAAAGCTGTAGCTGTAGAGTTAGAACCATCGCTCACTGTAATAGCACTATTCGCAAGTTTTGCGTTTGCTATTGAACCTGCAAGCATATCATTGGTTATAACTCCTGAACCTATTACTAGGTCTATAGTTCCGTCACTGTCCTCATAAGTAACCGCTATGCCTGTCTCTGTATTGGATGAGAACATTGCACCTACTATGTCCTGTACTCTTTCTGTAGTGTGATAAAGATTGCTAGAACCTTCTCCAATATCATCCGTATCAAGAGTAATATTTGCACTTCCATCAAAGCTAACTCCGCTTATAGTTCTTGCTGTTTCTAAAGCAGTGGCAGTTGATGCGTTTCCTGTCAAAGCACCTATAAAAGAAGATGCCGCAAAAGGTTTATTGGCAGATAGTCTTGAGTTGCCATTGTCCCAAAGAATCGTAGGTTTACTTGATGAAGCACCAAACTCAATGCCTGCTCCGTTTGTATTGGCAAGGCTCGTAGCACCTTTGGCTACTCTGATGGTTGCATCTTCTACATCTAACGTAGCTGTATTTAGTGTTACTGTGTCACCATTGACTGTTAGATCTCCTGTAACAGTAAGGTCGTTGCCAATAATTACATCATCAGGCAAACCTATGGTGACTGCTGCACTTTCAGATCCAGATCCTGATACCTCTATTTCATTAGAAGTGCCTGCAACTGTTGCAACATAGTTTCCTGTCGTATCAGTGCCTAGAGCTACGCTGTTAGCCGCAATAGTTGTAGATAGGGTTATGTTAGCACTACCATCAAAACTTACGCCTGTGGCTGTTACATCACCGCTAAGAGCTATTGTACGACCTGTCTCTAAGGCTGTGGCTGTAGTTGCGTTGCCTACTGCAAAATCTAAAGTACCATCAGAATCCTCGTAAGACACTGTAATGCCTGTTTCTGTGTTGCCAGATACCATTCCTCCAACTATGTCTTGTATTCTTTCGTTTGTCACATAAAGGTTTGTAGAGCCTTCTGATAAGTCATCAGTGTCAAATCCTGTTAGATTTCTAGTATCAAAGTTCACCCTGTTGCCCATAAGGGCATGATTAGTACATTGATAGAACAGAACGGTAGGTGTAGAAGCTGTGGCTTTTATTTCAGTATAAGCACCTGCACTTCCTGCTGTGCCATTTGTTGTGACTCCTGTAGAGAATATGGTCGTTCTGTCGGCATCAAAGTAGAACCTAAGAGGATGACCAGAGTTTGTTCCGTCTGATTGATCAAATCTATATGTTGTATCTGGTGTGAGGGTTATATATGGTGCTTCTACTCCATCAATCACATAAGCATTTCCGCTACCACTGTCATAAGGATGCTCGCTAGTTTTACTTGCCACTGTGACTGTCAGAGTCTGTGTTGTTGCTTCGCTAGGTGCTGTTAGTAAAGTTCCTGAAAACTCAGGGTCGCTTATCGTAGGATTCGTAATTGTCTTATTGGTAAGCGTTTCTGTGACACTAGAAGTATCAACAACCAAATCTATTGTGCCATCGCTATCTTCATAAGTTGCAGTTATATTAGTTTCAGTATTGCTACTGAACATTGCGCCCACCGTGTCCTGTATAACTTCACTAAGGTCAATGTTGGCTGAACCGTCAAAAGACACTCCGTGTATGGTTCTTGCGGTCTGTAGTGCTGTTGCAGTAGCTGCATTTCCTGTGGTGTCTTGATTGAGCGTTCCTATAACTAAATCAATAGTACCGTCTGAGTCCTCATAAGTTACAGTGATGTTAGTCTCTGTGTTAGAGCTAAACATAGCACCCACTGTATCTTGAACGACCTCCGTAAGATCAATGTTTGCAGTCCCATCAAAGCTAACACCATGAATCGTGCGAGCAGTTGCTAGAGCTGTAGCTGTTGCAGCATTGCCAGTTGTATCTTGATTAAGTGTTCCGATTACAAGATCTATAGTTCCATCACTATCTTGGTATGTGGCTGTTATATTGGTTTCCGTGTTGCCAGTAAACATAGCGCCTACTATGTCTTGTACAAACTCACTATTTAATCCAACAGTAACAGCCGCAGATTCACTACCACTATTTGCCACATCAATACCGCCATTACTTGCTGCTACAGTTGCGACATAGTTTCCCGTTGTGTCAGTTCCGAGAGCGACACTATTAGCTGCAATCGTGGCTGTAAGTGTACCATCAGCTAAATTGGTGAGAGTCACAGACCCCGACAAATCCCCTGCTAGGGTGATCTCAGGTGACTTATTGATCGTAGTTCCAGACGATATGTCACCACCGTTTATATCAACGGTATTGAGTACAGGAGATGTGAGAGTTTTGTTAGTGAGAGTCTGCGACCCTGTGAGTGTAGCAACCGTGCTATCTATTGAGAAAGTAACAGTGTTGCCACTTCCAGAAGTATCTATGCCCGTTCCTCCAGTGAAGGTCATAGTTTCTGAATCCAGATCAATGCTCAGTGCGCCTCCTGAGTCTCCTTGAAAATCAAAATCTTGCGCTGTTATCTGTGCGTCTACATAAGCTTTTATAGATTGTTGAGTAGCTAGAGATGTGTTGCTGTTACTTCCTAAGTTATCTTCGTCTAAAACTTGCGTAACTGATGCACCACCTGCAGAAAAAACTAATGCTCGTAGCTTTGTTGTAAGTGAAGTTGCGTTGCTTGATGTTGTTGCCAACCACCTTGAGTTTGCATGATCATAAATAACGGTAGAACCTGCATCACTAGATCCTACAGTTTCTGCCTCTACTGTTTTACCCAATAGTGTTGCAGCACCTGATAATCCTTGTGTTCCTACCGTTATGATACTTATTGCATCGCTGTCTGTTACAACGACTTTGTTTATAGTGTTTGTATTTGAGGTTGTGACTTTAGATATAGCCATTATCTGCTTATATTCCTTCTGATTGTATAAGTGCCTTCTAAGATACGAAACACTCTACTGCTACCATCTACTATCTCTAAGTCAAAAACCCCGTCTCCTGCTGTTAAATTAGCTGTATCGGCTGCTGATATGCTGAGTGTAACAGTACCTGCAGAACCACCTAGTGCGATTCTGTTATTTGCTGTAGTTAGTGTGATTACTTCTGATGAACTCTCAGGTGTCTCCCTCAAGTCCATTTCTGCTGATGTATAACCAGTAAGATTTATTAAGGTATCGCTAGAATCCTTTAATGTAAGGGTCTGACCAAAGGTCGCTCCCTGTTCTATGATGAAATGATGATAACCTGCACTCATGTTTTGTCCCTTTTAATTTCATGGTGTCTACCATCGTTAGCATCTGCTGTTTAAATAATATCACTTGTTTATGTCAATGACATCAAGTGTGGGTACAAGTCACTAAGATTTCTTCTTAGTTGTCCTTTTCTTTCTAGTTGTCTTTTTAGGAGCTTCTCCACCTTCCCATGCTTCGTTTACGTCAGGTGTGCTTGGGTCATCACCTTTAAGAGTTCCATCTTCGTTTCTTGCTCTTTTGATAGGCTCTGATGATTCTTCTGCACTAGCTTCTACCTTAACCTCCATTGCCCAACCATTTTCTACGAATGTTTGCATTACATCGTCCTGCCATGATTCTTTGGCATCTACTATCTCGTCTGCTTGGTAAAGCTTTACGTCTGTACCGTCTTTATTAGACGATGCAGGCTTTGGAACTAAAATTTTATAACTTTTGGACATTTCTTTCTCCCTTAAGGTAGTGGGGGATTTCTCCCCCACATCCTATGCAATTAAGCGTTATGTGCTGTGAAAGCGTTATCTGTGCTATGTCTAGCCTTGTGTCTAACAACCATTGCACCTATTGGTGTACCGTTAGAATGTGTGCCAGTTTTTGCTATGACAACTCTTATATAGCGTTTGTTGCCGACATACTCTACTCTAAATATGCCACCTGCAGTATCAGGATTACCGCCTGCTGTACCGTCTAATTTCAAGAAGATACCATCGGCTGAGATAGTTCCGTCAACTATGCCTGCTTGTGCAACGTCAGTATAAGTTGAATCGTCATCAGATTCCTCTAATGAGATTTCAAAATGCACTGAGCTTGATAAAGTGTCGCCTTCTGCACCTACGTCAACTAGAACCATTGCTCCTTCATAACCTTGAAGGTCTACGCCAGTTCCGTTGGCTGCCGCAGTTCTCACCGCCGCCGCTAGACTAACTGCTGGGCTTACGTTATTTGATAAGTCTTGCATTGTTTACTCCTTGCTTACGCTGATACTTTTTGTTTAACAATAGCTTCGGCTTGAACAACCTGACCACCAACTCTTCTTCTAGCAACGTATCTTACGTTTCCAGATGTAGCTTGAGTGAATGGATCACGTTGTACTGCTAAAGCAACCCTATCTACAATCATGTAGGCTCTGCTGAAATCACCAAACAATACAGGAAAAGCATTCGCTGCAACGTCTGGCATATCTGTAGCCTGTACGTATGGGAAGCCCAAAATTGTATTTGGTACTCCACCTTGTAGAGACATACCTGCTTGGAACACATATTGTCCTGCGGTATCTTTTAGCTTTCTGATTGCAGCTAAAGTAGTTCTATTGAAAACAAAAGAACCATTGTTGCTGTATTCAGACTTTATGCTGTGAACTAATGTGATAAGACCATCAGCTAATAAAGCTGTGCCATTACCAGAGTTTACTTCACTCACACTGCTGTTAGTTAATAAACCTTCGGGCTTACCAACTGAGTTACCACTGACAAATGCAGTTCCCTCAGCTTTTGCGAACTGCTCCGCAAACTCTGATTGCATTTCAGCTTCTAGGTCAAAGACAGTATCTTCTAGGTTCTGTTCAGATATGTCTACTAAGGCATAAAGCTCATGAGCAGGGATTTCCTCTAAAGCTACATTGTAGCCTTCGGTCTCTGATCTACTGCCTTGTTCTGCTACCCAATTAGCGGAGAACTGCCCTGACCTTTTTGGTATTTGCACAGATCTTTGACCTGTGGTTCTAACCCTTGCGATTGTACGAATAGGTGAGATTTCAGTTACTGTTTTAAGTAACTCTCTAACGTATTCTGGTGGTGCAAGATATCCACCTGTGCTGTCATTACTGACAGTCAATGCTTTCTTTTCATCTGGATCTAGGTTTTCTATTCCTTTTCTCACAAATTTATCAAAAGCCTCACTGGTCTCATCAATTTGCTTTGTATCAAAGCCTGAGTTTGGTCTTTTCATGACCGTCTCAAGCTGTTCTACTTGCTCTTTGATGCTGTCCTGTGAGAGTTCGGCTTTAGTCACTTTCTGATTGATCTCTTCAAGACTATCAAGTTTGCTTTCAATATTAGCAATCTTGTCATCTAAAAGGGTATCATGACCTGCGCCTGATTCTAATGCGTCCAGTTTCTCATCATTAGCTTTTTTAAATTCTTCAAAAGCCTCACCGAGTTCCTGTACTGCACCTTTTATATCTATTTCAGACATAATCAACTCCTTACAGTTTGTTAATGGTTAATGTTAATGTGTTTATGGCTTCTACCAATTCAGCATTATCATCAACCTCTCGCTGAGTAAATGCTTGCTTTACAGCTTTTGCTGCAAGCTTAGATTCAGAACGAGAGAGACCAAAAGCATCACGCATTCCGTTCTCCCATTCTCTGATGGAAATTTCCTCGCCCTTTACCGAACGAATAGTCGCTCTAGGGTTCATAGGGAAAGTAACAAGGCTTACTTCCATCAAATCTAATTCTTTAATAATTCTTTTGCCCGTGCCTCTGTCATATTCAACTTCTTTTGGGTTTACTTTGAATCCTATAGAAAGACCATCTAAAGCACCCATCTTCATAAGTTCATAAGCATCTCTTCCTGATGTTGTGCCTAAAGCAAGCTGACCTTTTACATATAACCCATGATCATCTTCTCTAATTTCTGTAAAAACACCTATAGGCATATCTGTTTTGTGTTGATATAAAAGCTTGACACCTTTTACTCCTCGTTTCCTAAGAGTTTTAGTAAAAGCACCGTCTTTTACGACATCATTACCTAGATCGGTATTGTTAAATACAGAACCATAACCTTCAAAAGTTCCATCTTCTTCTGTGGAAATCAGTTCTGTTTTAATGTCTATGTATGATTTGAAATCTTCAACATTATCTGCCTCTGTCTCACAAGAACAATCTGTGTCTTTTTTCTTTGGCTTTTTCTTTTTGGGCTTCATGCGACCACCATATCCATATCCAGACTCTTCTGAGCTTAACTCATCACCAGTCAGTCTTGTGTAATCGGCGTGTGAACTGCAAGGCATATAGACAGTATTACCATCTTCATCGTGAGTATGAGTACCTGAACACCCTATCTCCTCTGCTCTTGCTTCGGCTTCTTCCTCAGTGGTAAAGACATCCTTACGCACTTCCCTCTTTTCATCGTTCCCTTTGGAATTGTAGCTTGAACTACAGACAGCTAGTCTCTGGTTATTATCGTATTCATCCGTCATAGTCTTATCTCCCATACAACGACTCATAAATTTGCTTCTACTTTCTCCTGCTTTTGGCTTTGGTATTGGCATTATGTCAATATATAGTATCTGATTGTTTAATCTTGCACAACATCTAGCTCATCAACGTAAATTATTACACATCTGCAATTAATATTGTTCTTTGCTCCGCCTCTCGGATCTCCAGTATGAGACATGGGTAATCCACCAACCTCAAAGTCCTCATCCATTTGTCTTATCTGTCCATTAGCAACACTATGATCGCTTCTAGTTCTTGGGTCGTTTGTAGCTGCCCATCTTTTTACTAAATTAGAGCCTAAGTCTTTAGCTACTTGTTGATAGTAGTTATGATGTGCAAATCCTGCAGCATTGTGGGTTTCTGTCCTTGCTATAGTGGCTGCTCTTGATCTTGTAATCGGTCTGACTCTTTGCTCAATGTTTCGTGCTATCTGAACTAGGGTCAGACCCTCCTCTCTTCCGCTAATAATTATATTCTCTACCCTTCTTGCTATGTTAGCTGATATGCCTGCTATTATGAACTCTCTAGTTCTAAAGTAGTTTTCAATCAAAGGTTCAAGATCTACGTTTCTTCCGAAAACTAAAGCATCTTCTTTTTGTTCTTCTAATTTATTACTCTTAGTGTTTTCGTCAAAGATAGTTTTGTAAACCCTCCGATAGTGACTGATCATTACAGGAAATAACTCTGATTGTAAGTCTCTTGTGGATGTAGCTAAATCGTATTGTCCAAACTCTTTATATAAAAAGGCTCTGGTGTTTACAAATCTTCCAAATAAGGAAGTAAGTTTTCTAAAAAAGCTTTTTTCTAAATTATTTCTAATTCTTAGTTGCTTTCTTACCTCTTTTGCAGCACTGACTCTACCTCTGCGAAATCTACTGATTTGCTTTCGGCTTGGTTTCATTCTTTAGTGCTTTGTGGATGTCCTTTTGGTAGAAGGTCTCTATCAAACTTTCCGCCTTGAAATCTACCTGTTCTTAGTGCAAAAAGGAAAGCGTTGACTCTAGCGTATGCCCACTGGTCACTTGATCTAACTCTAGCTCTGACACTAGCAGGGTTGTTATTATAAGCACCCACTCCTCTCCTAAAAACTGCTTCTAACATCCGCAATGTTGCTCTTTTGGATGCAGTAGATCCATGCTTTTCATTATGTTCGTCAACTTTATTTTGAAGTGCTTCTTTAACTTTTGCTGATACTTGTTTTTCATCTAAGAAAATTGGTGCGTTGCCATAACCTATGTCAATGTGTCCATCAGCATAGTGAAACCAATATTTTTCCACAAACTCATCGTCCAACTCTTTTTTATCTTCTAGCTTTTTAGTTAGTTCAAGTATGACATCTTTCATACCTTGCATACCCAGAGTGCCTACTACTCCCCATTTCATTTGGGCTACTACACCTGCTACGTTAGAAAGGTTTGGACTCTTATTGCCGCTTTTGAAAGCCTGTCCATCTCTAAAATGTCTTGCTCCCCAAGATTCCCTCTCCTTTATCCAAGAAAGCACCGCAGGAGACTCTGAGCCTTGTCTGGCTCTGCCCCATAACATAAAGGCTTCATTGCCCCTAATGTTGCCCCCTGCTTTCCATATCTGCTTTCCCACGCCCACCTCCTTTACATTTTTGGCAAAGTCGTAGTCAAACTGTACGTGTTCGGAGTTCCTAAGTGATATCTTCTTGTCATTCCCTCTACTTGGGAAGTTGGTCTGCTTGGAGTCAAAATCATCATAATCGTCATAAGCATTCATTTCTTCTTCGTCTGTAGGGTTCTCAGGTTGTTCTGGTGATTCTGTGCCAAGAGGAAATAAGGCTGCTGATATGTAAAGATCGTCAGCACCTTCAAGTGGGGAAAGACCTATAGCTTCTCTAGCTTCGTTCCTAGTCATTATGCCCTGTGCTACAGCAGAGTTTACGTTTTCATAAACCCTTCTGGTGCGTTCTGCTAGGGCAGGTATTTTGTCTATATCAAAGCAAAACATCAGATTCTCGCCAAACATAGGCACAAGCCATTCGTTGAGGTCGGATTCAATCTTTCTCAAATGCGGAATGATTGTTTCCTCGTATAAAGCTAATCTTGCCTCTGCTACGTTTGAGTATGTTTGAGCATCAGGCACTCCAACCAACTGACTTGGCACACCAAAACACATAGCTATATCTGTAGCTGCCATGTGCTTAAGGTTTAAAAAATCCATGTCTTTAGGAGACAATCCCATTTCTATGAAGTTAAAGTCTCCTTCAAGTAATGCAATCCTACCGCTATTCTGTGTCCCTGAGAATCTTGTATTTATATCTGAAAGCATCTGTTGTCTTTGAGATTCCGTAAGATTCACAGAAAAACCTTGATCATCCTGTGGTTTAAATACCACCGCACCGCTAGGTCTTGCCCCGTTACTGAGCAGGTTTATATTGTGATTGCCTGACATATTGTGCTGATCAATTTCAATGGCAGCAGGTGACATAGGTGACATCCCATAATAGTCATCAAGAGGATTAAATAGTTTGATTTGTTTTAGATCACTTTTACCAGTAGCCTCATCTATTGGATAGATTGCCTGTGTTTTACCGTTGATCTGGTATTCGTAAGATTCTGGGATGGGTTTACCGCTACCCTTGATTCTGATTCTGTCTGGTCTTAAAAGATGCAATTCTTTAGGTGAACCAATGTCTGCTCCTACCTTCAATATGTAGCTATTCCCAGATAATAAAAGGTAACTAAATATAGCTTCAAAGAACTCTGAATGTGATTGCAGAGGATTAGGTCTATCTATTAGGCTCAATAGTGGGTGACTTTCAAAGACCTGATCCCCTGCTTTCAGCATATATGGAACTGCGCTTGCTCCTTTGCTTATTTCCGAGATACAGCGATACACAATCGCATTCTTTTGGAAACCTTCCTCAGATAATTGTTGATACGAATATTTTTTTGATCTGGAAGAACCTACACCAAAATACCCTACCATGCTTCCGTAGTCCTTTTCTTCAACAGGCTCAGAAGCAAAAACATTTTTTAGATTGTCCAGTATTGATGCCATCAGCTAATCCTCCAATTCACTTCACCCCTAGACTTACTTAGTTCGGTTAGACCCCATACTAAAGCATCTAGTCTGTCAGGGGAAGCGTTTGTTTCTCCAGTGTAACTAATCATTTGTTGCTCTAGTTCAGCAAAATAGCCTATGTGGTGAACTCTTTTTTGCTCGTAAAGAGCAGATATAGGTTCTGCTCTAGTCATTTTACCTCTAGTTGCCCTTACAGACCTGTAAGCTATAGATGGGTCAACTGATCTAATTAGCCTCTCTACTAAGTCACCTCCATTGTTTGTTTCGGCTACACAGAGATCAGCTTGATAATCGTAGTAAGCGTCAACTGATAACCTAGCCCACTTATCGGGTGTATAAACTCCACTAAAATCATCTATCACATAATATCTGCCTGCAAAGTCAGTTCCTACAACTATGATTCCAGTTTCATCTGAATTTGCGTTTGCTGTAACAGCAGGGTCAATGGCTACGACTATTCTTCTTAGTTCTCTGTCAGTATCTTCTGGCAAACGAGTTTCTTCAATCATTCTGTTGCTCCACAAAGCACCATCAAAGTCCTCTATAATTTCTGCATACAACTCTTGCCTTCCCAATGTTGTGCCTTCGTATCTTTCTTTTAACATAGCTAAAGCTGTATCAGCTAGGTTTTCTTGGTTCTCAAATGTATTACCAGTCGTGACATAAACATCTTTTCTGGCTAAAAGATCTTTGATTACTTTGCTTGGTTTCGGTGTAGTAGTTATTACGCATTGAGGATTCTTTCCTAACCTAAGTCCAAACATTAACTGGTCAAAGGCTTCTGGATATCTCCACGCAGCTAATTCGTCTGCCCAAGCCCTATGAAACTGACTACCCCTAAGTCTATCTGGTTCTATAGCTGCATAGCCTATTATTTTAGAACCGTTGTCTAATCTTATCTCAGCAACACTAGATGAATACCCTTTAGCGTCGGATGACTGAAGATAACATTGTTCTGGAATTATAGACAATAATCCACTATTGCCACCAAAACATACTCTTCTAAGATCACCATGTGTAGGTGCTACTACAGCACATAAACTGTTAGGATTTCTCAGAGCGTAAAGTGCTATGTCTTGTGCGCCTGTTCTTGTCTTTCCCCATCCCCTGCCTGCTAATATCAGCCAAATGTAATGCTCTTCTTTAGGTTGTAACTGTTTAGATCTAGCTGTTTTAAGCCAGTCAGTGTACAGCTTTATCGTTTCCTTCTCTGCGTGACTCTGCAACTGTGTCAAGCAGTTCCATAGCTTCTCTGAAGGCATCTGTTTCTTGGATGTTTGCATTTATATCTATTGAATCAGTAGACTCACCTAATGCTAATTTAGCAAACTTTTGTATTTTGATTGCTGCACTTGAGAGTTGATCTAATTGTTGTGGAGAAAAATCTTTAATATTTTCGTTCTGTGCATTTCTAATATTAGCACCCACTCTAGCCATAAGAGCTTTAGCAATATTTAAGCAGGCTGAATCAAACTTTTTAGATTCTAATGCAAACTCTTTGATCCTTTGTTTATCTAATGTTTCCTGATATTCTTTTTGAAATTGTTCTTGTTGTTGTTTCCAATTTTCTCTTTGTGCTAGTTTATACAGTGTGTTGACGGATAATATATGCTCATCAGCTAATTCTTCTATCGTAGCTGTCTTACGAAACCCTTGTGCATCAACCTCTCCTTGCACATAAGATAGTCTAAGTTGTTCTTTCAACTCTGTTGTAATTTTTTTATATTTAGTAGGTGTATTAGCCATTTTCTGTACTTTTCTGTAACTCATTGTAGTTCATATTTGTTTCTAAATGAACTGCATCTTTACCAGTATAATCCTGCCACCTTTGTATAATCACATCGCAGTATTTAGGGTCTAATTCTAATAATCTAGACTTTCTCTCTGTTTTTTCACACGCAAGTAATGTAGAACCTGAGCCTCCAAACAAGTCTAAGACTATATTGTTTTTTCTCGTAGAGTTTTTTATTGCTCTTTCGGAAAGCTCAACTGGTTTTTGTGTAGGGTGTTTGTAAGCTACGTCTCTAGATATTTTCCATAAATCTGATTCATTGGTTATGGATGCGTCAATAAAGCCGTCAAAAAGTATAAATTCATGTTGGTGCCTATAACCTTTACCCAGTCCAAACACATTTTTTGCCCAAACTATGCACGCTTTAGGTTTTAATTTAGTTTGCAAAATTCCATAAAATGCCCAATTACAACAAATATAATAAGTATTAATTTGTAACAACTTTAAAATAGATAAAAAAGAGTCAATAAAGTTAGAAAACTCTTGGTCTGTTAAATTGTCGTTCTTTATAACGTCAAACTTTCCGCTTCTTCCATTAAAAGCTACATTATAAGGTGGGTCAGTAAATAATAGGTCAGCTTTATTACCATCAAGCAAACTTTCTACATTTAGTATATCAGTGCTATCACCGCATAATAACCTATGGTTTCCTAGTTGCCACAAGTCACCCAATTTTGTTACTGGTTCACTAGGTAATTCAGGTACTTCGTCTTCATCTATGTTTCCCTCCTCTACAAACTCAGTATCAAGGTTTAGATCTAGTTCTGCTAGTTCTTCTTCACTGAATCCAGTTAGTTCTAGGTCGTAATCAGATTCTAATAAATCTGCTATTTCTTTACTAAGTAATCCGTAGTTCCACTGTGCAAATTCAGCGGACTTGTTATCCATAATTCTATACGCTTTGATCTGTTCGTCGCTAAGTTTGTCTGCGACCAAACATGGTACTGCGCTTAACCCTATTTTTTTAGCTGCTAACAATCTTGTATGTCCTACAACCACAGACATATCTTTATCTAATACCAAAGGTTGTTGAAAACCGAACTCTTTTAAGGACTTACTAACTACCTCTACAGCATCTTCATTTATTCTTGGATTGTTCTTATAGGGAGATATTTGTGAAATTTCTATTTCTTGTATATTCATCGTTTGACTGGTGTTTTGCCAACTATATTACAGATTGTTCTTAAACACAAAAAAAAGGAGGCTTTATAACCTCCTCTTTTCTATAGATCAATTAAGACCTAGCTTTTTTTGCTTCTTTACGTCTTTGACGAGCTTTTCTTTTGGCTCTGTCTTGATCAGTAAGACCAAACCTCTGATTGTGCATCATACTGATGTGTATTCCATAACCGTTTGGCTGTATTTTTGTGAATCCTGACATTACACTAACCCCTGTTCTTTACCCGCTTGTAAAATTGCTCTATCCATTTTAGGTTCTGTGATTTCATAACACCTGTTCCATCTCATTTGTTTAGCATAGGTCACTGTTCTAGGAAAATAGTAAGCAGTTTTACGACCAGTATTTGTTCCACCATTATTATACAGATCATAGTAAGCATTGCTCATTTTACGGAACTTCTCAAGTTTAGGATTTTGTTCAGGACAATCTACTGAACCGCTACTAGGTACTAAATCATGTAGCTGTTCAGATAAATCTTGGTATGTTCCATCTTCTCCCCAATAAGTACCTTTTGTCCACTCTTCACAGGTATCATCTAAATAAGGATATCTCCATGCAATTTTTGCTAAATATTTTTCTCGGTTAAATATTCTTTCGTCCATATTCCTTTCCTTTCTGCTCTTTCTCATTTTATCTCCTTCAAGTTAAGGAACAGGCTTTATGCCTGCTCCATCTCCTGTAATTTTTTGTACTCTGGGTCTTGCTCAAGTTCTACATCAAAGTTGTGCCTGAAGATTTTTGATTTTTGATTTATTCTGTATCTCTTGCCCGTTACGTTATGTACACAATATTTGATATTACTAGTATCTACCGTATCTAATATTTCAGTAAAATGCTCAACTTTAGATCGGTCAAAAAGTTTTGGATCAACCTTTTCAAAAGTTTTTACCCAACCTTTTTTTTCATCGTAGTTTATATCTACAGTTTTTAGAGGGGTGTAGTTTTTTTCTATTGCGTATTCTATAGTGCAGAGTCTTTCAATCTGCTTTTTTGTTTCTTTGCTTAAGTAATTTTTCATTTTATCTCCTTTCAATTAATTAACCCTACCTATATTAGTCCAAGAAGGACTATATTGCAAGCACTTTCTTTATATTATTTTATTTTTTTCCTAAGCACCTAAACACTTTGCACAAAATACTTAAATGAATAAAAGGATTATTCTTTTGCTGTTCCTCATATTCTTTTTGTGTCTTGGGTAAGTAAGGTGAAATCATACGATTCAAAAGATCATCTATATAAGAATACTCACAGTTGTTACAGACTAAAGACACGTCAGGTTCTATAGTCATACCCCAGTTAGATTCACTGCACTCTGGGCATTCTTGAACCTTTGCGTTGTCCATTCTGTGCATCATGTTATCAAAATAATCTTGGTATTCTTTAGGTAGAGTCATTTTTAATCCTTGTTATCTTGACCTTTTTTTTACCAAAGTAGGAGTCAAACTTCTTCCTGGCATTTGTCTCATCGCCTGCGCTGATATTATGCGCCTCAGCTTCTAAGGTCTTAGCTTTCCACCATCTCTGGAAGTTGTCCTCGTAGCTCTGGGTATTGTCGTAGAAAAATGCCATCAGTGTATTTTATGTAAGGGGTTTCCATCTATGTCAAAACCTGCCTTTCCATTCTCTAAGTCATCCTTACTAAATCCATAATATCTAGGATAGAAAACATGGCTGTAACAATAATTACAATAGTTCTTACCATCTCTAGCAAGCCAGTACCCATCTAAGCCTGATAGCGTTCCACATTCGTCACATGGTGTTATATCTTCTTCTTTCATTAGTGTAGTTTGTTTGCAGAAACGCTAAATTTTTTTATAGCGTCCTTATATGTCTCTAAAAATAATTCTATGGCTTCTACATTATAAAAATATTTTGTGTTACAAAAAGCTAAACAGGCAAAGTCTTTTGTTTTATCTAGCTTTTTTTTGTAGGCTTGTGCCTCATCATAATCTTCAAAGACATGGATATAAGTTAAAGGTTTTTCTCCCGTCTTGTCGTTATACACAACACAGCATTTATCTCTGTAAAATTCAATCTCTTCATTACTAAACATATATTTCTCCTATATTGTTGGTCTAAAACTTTGTTCGTCTTTATTTTTTACTCTTTTATCAACGTCAATATTGTAATCTTTGGTAATAGTTCCAAGTTTGTGATTACCTCTCCAATGTGAACGTCTCCAAACGTACTTGCCATTCTTTGTTTTCATCAAATGTCCTCTTACTAAATGATGTCTTTTCTTACCTGCTACACCGTCCGTATTATCTTCGCTTTCAGCAGGTATTGTTAAATCTAGTAAGTAGTGTTCAAACTTGGGTTTATTAAACTGTTTTTTGAATGGTTTACCTCTGTTCAATGTAATCTTTTTAACGTCATGCCCTTCTTTTTTTAATTTACGAACGCAAAATTCTTTAAAGTCTGGGTGTCCATAAATACTCATGTGAGTCATAGCATTGATAATGAGCATATAAGTGGAATCGCTCATGTCCATATAACTTGTTTGGATCCTATAAGGTTCTGTGTTTGCCATAAAATATTGCTTCTTATTTAATTGAAGTATTTTATTTTTTAACCTATATGCTTTTGGAAAAAAAATAGATGCAAAATAAGGTTCTGACATCTTACCTAAAGCACCTCCTTTTTTGTTAGGAGTGTTAGATGTAGGAATAGCCTTAATGCCATCATCTTTAGTTGGGTGAAAATACTGATACTTTTCTAGTGTCAATCCTGCAGGGAAAGCAAAAGATACTGGTACACAAAAGCATATAGGTCTAGTAAGAAATGAAACGTCTGCTAATTCGTGTTTTTCTTTGTTAAGAATATCTTCGTGTTTTAAGTTTGTGTAAACGCTTAATGTAGCTTCATAAACAGTATCGTTCCTTTCAAGATTCCAAGAGTCAAAAATACGATTTGGATTCAGTGGGTTTCTTTTATCTATACCGATTGGATTTATATTTTTTTTAAAATCTTTAGCTTTAGTTTCCCTTATGCTTACAAAAGCACAACAATTTTTATCGTACTCTTGTATTAGTAAAGTTTTTTCATGCGGCATTCGTAAATGAACATTTGAGAAAAACTCTATCAGTTCAGTTTTCTTTGGTAGATACTTGTGTAAAGTTTTAACGTCAAATTGCATTTTCAAACAATCTAGCCATAAATCATATTCAGTTTTTAAAAATTCGTTTTCGTAATGTGTTTGTTGTTGCAATACAGGAAAATCTTCTACTGGTACATTTCCACTTTTAATTAATTGCTCATAATTGACACCGTACTTACTCTGTAATTTATATTGTTCTTGCATGAAATCTTGAGTGGTTGCTAGATCAAAACCTGTCATTTTTGAATCTGATATAGCAATCCAACTTTTGAATGAGTCTAAAAAATTATCCATCATTTTATAGAAGGCAGGGTTTAGTGTATTTTTTTCGCTCATATCTAAAATCCGAATGCTGCTAAGAACACACAACCAATGATCATAAGACCAAGCACTGTGTAAGCTATTGCTATATTTTTGGTTTCCCTGATTTGACTAGGTGATTTTCTCATAGTTACTTTTTGTTATGTTTGTAATTGAAATTGTCAAATAAAACTTTTTTTATTTTTTTATTGAATTTATCTTTATCTGGTTCGCAGTATTTTTCTAAATCTTTTTTTGCCCAAGCTAAATGTCTCTTACAAACATTTTCATCAGTAAAATAATAAAAGCTACTATGTAAATCAACAATAACACCATTTACAACTATATGCTTAACAAATGCTATTAGCTTGTTTTGACTGAATAAAAGGTTACATTGATTGATGTAATAATGCTTATATGTTTTTACTTTGTGTGGATAGCGAGGTGACAAGTTTTGTAGATTAAGATCCTGTGGTGTGATAACTAATTGCTGTTTCATTTGATTACCTCCTCAATTTATGACTCCCCTTTCTATAAGGATTTCCTCAATGTAATGTGTGGCAAGTATTGTCGGTCTGTTCGGAATCCTTGTTGATAAAAATTTGAGATGACTGATTAAGTCTTTTGTTTCCCATTGAATGTATAGGTTTTTTGATATATTTGGTTTGAGCATTTTTAGTCCTCTATTCTCTGCCCACCCAGTTTTTAAGGTTGTATTTTTCATTTTATCTCCTTCAATTTATTAACTATAAAGTACATTATGGACTAATCAATTAGGATTGCAAGCACTATTTTTTCAATTATTTTAGAAGGGCAAATCATCGTCTAGCTCCCTATATGACTTGCTACTTTCATAGAGCTTTCTTGCCATCTCTTTTCCATAGTTTGCAGGTAAACCAAAACTTTTGAAAAAGGCTTTCTCCGTTCCGAACTTTGTATGTATCAAAGCATGGTGCTTAAGGCAAAGAGGTAGACATTGATCATCTCCAGATTTTACACCTCCTCTAAAGCCAGTAGAGGGTTGCAATAGATGATGTGCTTCCACTGAACCCTCACAACTGTAAAACCCTAGTTGTTTCATCAAACAGGGTTGTTGCCTTACCCACGCTAAGTGTTCTTTGTCTACAAAGCGTTTAGCCATTAGAAGGGAACGTGAGACATATCAGGTTCTTTCCTAACCTGTTGCTCTTCTTCTTTCTCCTTGATGCTGATGCTAGTGTACTCTTGGTTGTTCTTAGACATCTTTTTCCAACCACCAAGCTTAAATGTTTTGAAAGATTCTCCTAAGCTGATTGCTCCACCTATATCTGGACTGTTCTGAGAGACCTTCTCATGCTCTTTGTTGATGTGTAGTAGTCCTGCTGAAACCATAAACTCATACTTAGGCTGTCCATCTGAGTTGTGTGATTCAATGATTGCCACATAATGCTTCTTGCCATCAAGAGTCAGCGTTCCTTTCCTCATAACACTGGAGTTACCATTCTCATGCCACAAGAACCCTGTCTTTTCGTTATCGTATTGCTTATCCATATATCCTCCTAAAATAAGTCTTGCTGTCCTATCTGGACGTTCAGTTTATATTCATAACCTTTTCCTGCAAGCCTAGATCGTTTCTCTACGACCTCTCCATACAGTTTAAGGTTATACTTTTTTCTTTCCTCATAGTTTCTAAGTTTTCTTAGACCTGCTGAGATTGTTGCCTCTCCATAAAACTTACCGAAAGCCTGTATCTTTTCTTGCAGTTGCCAGAACGTAAACCACCCTCCATCTTTCATAATCTCATAGAGGCAATCTGTTAGTGTCATCTTTTTCATTTTTTCTCCTTCAATATATCTGTTATTTCTTTCGTTGTTTTGTCTAGATATTCGTTTTTAAAAAATTTGCACAAATATTTAATTGTGTCATGTTGACTAATCACTTTGCTTGTAAATGGAAAAATAGAATTGATGGTCTCAAGATAACCTTTGACTTGTAAAACGTCACTATAAGTCTCGTTATCAACACAAATATTTTGCCTAGTATTACGTTTGTAGATTGACCTGCTAGGATACTTATTCATTTGACTTTCTCCCATTGCTCTAACAAATCTTTGACTTCTTTAAGTGCAGTTTTTCTAGCTAGGATCTCTTTCTCACTAATTTTGTTTCTGTTTTCTTGCAGATACAAAAAAGCAGATATGAGTTCATACAAATCCATATCAAGTAAGTTTATTAACATATCTTTTGATTCTGAGTAGTACCAATGATTCTCATAACAATCTGGTGCATAACCGTTGAAGATATCACTGTTAGATAGTATGTCTTTTGGAAGTTTGTCACCGACCACTGCTTGCAGTTCTAATAATTTTCTAATATTCATGCTGACTCTCCTAGTTCTATAAGAGCCTTGTAGCCCTCCTTATCTTTATCATTGGCAGATTCACAAGCCTTTTGTATTTCTTTCTTGTTCATAAGATACGTTCCTTTGAATGGTGTGCCATTCTTCTTACATTCATCGTATTGGTTTCTCATTTCTTTAAGAAAATCTTCCTCAGTTTTACAGTTGATTACCATTTCACCTTGAAGGTTTTTTACTGAATATCCTTCTTTTGGCTTTTTAGTAGACTGTTCTTTTTCAAAAGCCACTCTTGCTTTTTCACCATCGTCATCTTCTTTTGCAGATGCTATTCCGCAGGCTTGTAGTAAAGAGTACCTCTTAGCGTAAGTGACTGCACTACCGTAGGCTTGTGGATCAGTCTTTATTGCAGGAACAGGTAACTTGCCACCTGACAACTGAGTACCATAACCTATAAATAATGTTTCTATGGAAACACCGCTATCAGTTTCATGTACTATTTGTTGTATCAATATACCTTCATCATTAAAAAAAGGTCTTACATATTCCCAACAAGTTTCAAGATTAGCAAATGTGCTATTGAAGTAAGGGTTATCTGTATTTTGTTTTACAGCACCGATTTTAGTTTGTACTCTTAGCAAAGCATCGGCAAGCTGTCTAAGTTCATTATTATGATTAATATTATTCATTTTATACTCCATATTTTTTGTTCAATGATTTGTTCTTTTTCATAGTCAGACCACATCCAATCAGATAGGTCTGGGTACATCATTGAAGTTATTTCATTTAAGTCGCCCAAAGACAAAAGGTTCTGCATTGCTATAACCGCACCTTTTACTTGTGACATCCATTTATCCACATCGTTGATTTCCATAGTGATCACTTCCTGTCTGGACTGATTCACTAATACATAGTCTACAAGTGGCACATATCCGTCTAAGGCTGTACTGTAAATGGACAGTTGCCTATTGACTGAATCTGGTATCTCCGAGGGTTTCTTGGCAGTAGTCTTTAGATCTCTCACTATGCCTAACTCTGAAAAAGTGAAATCACAGAAGCCGATGATGGGAACTGGGATTTCCTCTAGTTGTAATTCTATTTTTTGCTGATGGTTTGCCTTACCTAAATTCTTATAGTGAGGTATGGCAAGCTCAAGATATTTTGCTAGGTTCTGTTTTTCCTTGAGTTCTTTTGCATCGTCTATTTCAAATGCTTTTTCCTTCTTGAGTTGTTTAGCAGTTGTATCAAACTCAAGGACTGCTCTTTGTATGGACTCTGCAATGGGCAAAGGTTCTTTTTCTTGTCTGCCTATTTCATGGTCTACCACTGTGCCTCTTAACATTGCAGGGTTTGTATGTGATTTTATTTTATGCAGATAATTAAGAACCCACTTAGGGGTGTTGGATATAAACAAGCTGATGCTTGAGTTGGATAGATGATCTATCCCAAAAGTGTCAAATGGATTGTTTTTCATTTTTACTCCTTGTTACTATTTTCATTTGATTCAAGATTGCAGTATAATTCCTATTTGGATTATTGCAATAACGAAATGGAATATTTATTACGATGAAATTACAGGCATATCTTGACGATAAGAACTTAACACAAAACCAATTCATAAATGTATGCAAAGAAAAGACTGGTGTTTCTTTTACACAAGCTTGCGTAAGCAAGTGGGTCTTAGAAAAGCGTAGACCAAGAGCAGTGGAGTGCAAAGCTATATATGATTCCACAGAAGGCATGGTCACTCCGAACGACTTTTACCTTTGATGTTATGCTTGGCTGCAATCTCAGCCAATTTTTGACTGGCTTTAGGATTAGTCCTAATTTGTTTTTGCGGATCTTTATCCGTAGACCATGAGCTAGACACCCTAAGTTCGTTTTGCTTTCTCAGGATCTCTTTTTCTTGCATCCACTTCGGTTTATTTTTTGTCGTCCAAGTTGGCTTCTTAATGTCCTCTAACTTGATATCCTCATAGTCTAGGAATCTACGTTGATTTAAAAATGTAGTGCAATGGCAAATGAATTGAGTGTCAGTCTCTTCTGCTTCGCAATGTGCAACAAACTTTTCTAGCTGATGATAAAGCTTATCCTTATCGTAAGTTTTTACTATCTGTTGGTATTTAAGTCGTGCAGAAAACTTGCTGACCTTTCTTGGGTATATTTTCCAAAACCTTTCAAACTCTATATTAATAATATCTTTAGTGTCCTCTTTAGTATTGGGTTCACTAGGAAGTACCCCCTTTGGTTCTTCTAGTGGGCGGGTATCTTGTAGGATACCCCCCTCTAATGTTAGTGTATAAAGATTGCTTTTGTTACCTCCATCCTCTTTGTATCTATATTGTATTGTTAGATAGCCTCGTTTAGATAATTCTCTAATTATTTTGCTTATATGTTTACTTGATTTTATTCCTGCTAGTCGTGCTATATGTGAGTGGGATGGGAAGCAACTATTTTTTTCATCACAGTAGTTTGATAACAATATAAGCACTAGCTTTTGTGTTGGTGTTAAACCGTGAACTTCATGGATTGTTGTGGATATACACTTTATAGACATCTGTCCTCCTCTTTTTGTGGGTGAATGATACTAAATCCATTTTGGTTTTACATCAAGCGTTATGTTTCACATGAAACATTTTTTGTTTTAGGTATTGACACATCAAATGTAATAGTCCATTGTGGTTTCTTTAATTGAGGAAAATAACATGAAATATCAATATAATTTGACATCAATGCGACCACATAAAGACGGAGGATTTAGAGAAATGCTTATATGCAAAACCAAGTCTTTAGAAGCAGTGTGTCACGAAATACTTAGATACAAAAAAGGTAAAAAACCACAGAATTTTAAAAATATCACTGTGGATTGTTTTGGAACTCCAATAGAAATGCAAATTTCAACAGGAGCTAAACAAGACTTCACTCTTGATGCTCGGTTTACAAGAGAAATCTTAATTGAAGAATATAAAAATGAACTCGGACAAATAGAAGAAGTATGGGAAACAGACTACGACTTTAAAGGTAATGATGATATTTATGTAGCCACTTACTGTGATGGTTGGAGAAAGTTTGTTAGAGATTTAATGGAGAAATAAAATGTATGAACCAAACGAACCACACGACGAATGGGGCAGACCTTTATTAAAAACCAAACCTGTAAAGCAAACACACTTCTTGGAAAAAATAAGAGACTATATTTTTTATTCGGTCTTGGGTTTAGTAGTAATTGTTATATTTGGATGGCTTCTATTGATTTGCTTACCTTACTTTTTTGGTAAGTCTGTTTGGGAAAAAGCAGAAGATGCTTACATAAAAAGACTCAATAAATAGCTGTTCAATTTTTGATCAATATGATAGGGGGGGTATTTGATATGTTTGGAGATTTAGTAAAATCCATTCGTAATTATATGCAGGGAGGAAAAATGACTGAATATGATTACAAGGTTGATCTTGCTAGAGAAAGATTAAAAAAAGAAGAGTTAGACCGAATGGTTGAGTCTTTATATATAGAGTGTGGTAAGTTCAGGAGGATTCGTTACTACAGTGGTAGAACAGTAACAGAATATGCTGACCCAAAAAAAACTACTGAAACAGTCTGGGCATGAATAGTTGGTGGTATGCTTGGGATGAAGAAATACCTAAAGATGATTGTTTAAAGATCAAATCTTTTTTTGAAGCAGAAGCTAAACAAGTTGCGAAGATAGGTGACGATAACATTGATGGCAAGATAAGGACTTCTACAGTTGTTGGATTTCCTTATGGGACAGAAGCTAACAAAAAAATAAATGATATTGTTGAGCCATATATCATCATGGCAAATAGTGAATCTTTTGGTTTTGATCTAAATGGACTAAAAGAGTTTCAGATAGCAGAGTACAGTGAAGGTGGTCATTACGATAACCATTTTGATATGCGATTAGATAATAGATCTTCAACGAGAAAGTTAGGCATAACAGTACAACTTTCTGAACCAACAGAATACGATGGTGGAGAGTTTATGTTTTCAGATGACCTTATAACACCAGATCAGGATATAATAAAAAAAATTGGCACAGTAATAGTCTTTCCTTCTTTCATCTATCATAGAGTAATGCCTGTTAGCAGGGGTAAAAGATTTTCCTTAGTTGGATGGTACGAAGGAAATAATTGGAGATAAAAATGTTGATAAGTAGCTGCAATAAAAGAGAGGTTTGAAAATGCACAAAAATATAATGAAAAGTAACTCTAGTTTAGCTCGGTTTACTTTAATTTTCTTCTTTTCTTTCAGAACTATATTGCAGGTTTAGTCCTGCTAGGGTGCTCAATCTTCGCCTTTCTGATTGTCCTGCATCTGTAAGTCTGTAGCTTTCGTTGTCTGTTTTTTCTACAAAACCATCTTTTATAACTTCTTGCAGATTCTCTTTACCGCAATCTTCATTGAAGATAACACTTAGTATAGATCCTAGACGTTTGCTTTGTTTTTTAGAAAGTGCCATTAGACTGCGAACCAATCCCCTCCCATAAACATTATTGCTTCTGCTTCTCTTCTTCTAACTAATCCATCAAATACTTTACCACCTGCTTTGTTCCACCTTCTGATCTGAGCAGGCACTTCTTCGTATTTGCCTTCATTGAGAACTTTAAGCATGGTTGAGGATTCTAAGTTACCAGAGCCGAGGTTGTAGACCCAAGAAACTAAAGCGTCAAACTGATTTTGCTCTAAGGGTACTTCTACTAGATCATTTATGTAGCCTTCATACTCTATCATCTCTTCTTGCAAGACATACTCTGCTTCTTCCTTAGTCATCTTGTCACCTTCTTTCACGTCTTTTGTGAATCCATACGCTATTGTCCAAACTCCTACAACATCCTGATAGGCATAACAATTACCGTCCTGATCTACAGGACAGCCTTCAAACTTCTTAATAAGTGATAATCCTTCTGCTGATATTTGCATTTTATTCTCCCCATGTACCATCTTCTCGTACTCTGGCTTTTTTTGTGCCACCATCATAAGTGCAAGCCAAACCTTCTTTAACCAATGTTTCTCCAATATTTTTACCTTTTGCATATAAAACACCTAGTAATCTTCCATATTTGTCTCTTTTCAAACAATGTAATATTACTTCACCCTCTAACAATTCTTTCAATCTTGCTTTAGCTTTTAAGCCTAATTCTTTTTCTTTAGCTCTTTCTGGGTATCTTTTAACATTCAACCTAGATTCTGGTGTGTCAATTTTTGCAATTCTACAAGACTGATTTTTTAAAGTAATGCCAAAGCCTGCGTCTACATCTAGCCGAACAGAATCTCCATCTATTGTCTTGAGAACCTTAACCTTATAGGTATAAAGCTCTGGCATTTTACTCATTACTTAGACTCTGAGTTAGGTGCGCTTGGTGCTTTATCTTTAGCCTTTAGAATGTTTAGAGCCAAAGCATCAATAAACTTATAAGCCTTACCTATCAAAGCATCGTCCTTCGGAGTTGGAGTAGATGCTGCGATTGCAGAAGCTGCTGTCACTATCCAAGTTATCCAGTTAATGATTTCCATAATTTCCATAGTTACCTCCCTTACTGAAAATTATCCGCTTGATTCTAGCCTAAATCACCTCTTTTGCACATCTTCTTCTGCCTTATCTAGCTCTCTATAATATTTAATAATTGACAGAATATCCCTTGTATATCTGGTTACTTCGCTCATAGTCATAGATAAGTTCTGATATTCTTGGCTAGACAAAGTGTAGAAAGCTCTCTCTGTGGCATTGCCAGATTCAAGATTATCTAAATATTCCTGCATGGTTATTGGTGTCATAACCTGCCAGTCTACTTCTGTGAGGCTCATGGGATAGGGCAGAGGAGGGTGATAAATCGGTGTCCGTTCAGATATAGTCTTGACCTGAACTGGTTTGACTGACTGCAACATTGAGCAGTTAGCCAATAGGAGGCACAAACTAATTATTGCTAGATTTTTCATTAAATTGTTCTGGATCTGTAATTTTTTCTAGTGTTGTTAAAACCCTCAGCGACCCTTTGTTTATTCTATTCTGAAGATCTACTGGATCTGCTAATGCCTCTTGATCTAAGTCTAAGTTAGCAAATGTCTTTCTAAGTCTGTTGACATCTTGCATAGCCTTTCTTCTCTCTTCTTCCAATAATTTAAGCTGTTCTTCTTGTGCCTTTTGTTGCTCTAGATAGCGTTCTATAGAAGCGTTCTGTTCTTCTATCTGGGTCTCTAAGACTATCTGATTACCTTTGAGAGTGCTGATCTGATCTGCCTGATAGTCAATGTACCAAGCTGTGCTTGCGATTGTTAAGGCTAACAATCCTCCTAATACTAATGATAGATTCATCCTCATAATTACAATAACAGTATAAAGACTTTTGAGCAAACAAACATCACTCGCTTTGCTTTATCTTAATTGTACTGTCTGAACCGCCATTTAGTTTTATTAAATTTTGAACCCCATTCTGTTCAAGTAACAATGTGTACGAACCAGAACCATCTAAATCTAATCTTACTGTATGACCAACCGACCTTCTAAAACTTACAATTTGACCAGTAATTATAGTCGTTATTTGTGTTTCTTTGTCTTGTCCAATCTCTGTACCAGTTATTCTGATTCCAACTCCACCTTGTTTTAGTGCGTCCTCCTCCTTTTCTATCGCCAATGCGTCCAATACATTCAACAAGTCCTCTAAAAAATTAACACTCAAAGCATCATAATCTAACTCTGTAAATTCTAACTCTGCTTCATTATCTAAAAAATTTTCTGACAAATAGTCAATTTCAAGTTCATTAAAGTCTAAGTAATCCTGTGAAGCTCTTTGTTGTGTATCTTCTTGCAAGATTTCCTTAGATTCTGGAGGATTTACGATTAACATATTGTCTATCTGATCTAATGTTATATCTAAAATTACAGGCTTTGTTGGTGCTTGTTCAAAAACACTAGCTACAGTTGATTGATATGGTTTGTTCAATACAACTAATCCCATAGCAGTTTCTACTGTTATCTCACCACTAGACGTACCATCAATACTAGGTAGTAATATGACTAATGATCTTCCTAGCTCATCTACAGTTATAGTAAAATCTGTGCCTCTAATTCCAACTACTGCTGAATTTGTGCGGATCTTAATATTCTTTTTTGATATTTTATTTAGCTTACCTGTAACAAACCTTGCAGTGCCTTTGGCAAAAGTCAGAGCCATTTTAGATTTATCTGGGTCAGGGTCAAAAATAAACTCGTCAATTAAAACTTGTGAATTTTCTGTTAGTCGTATCTCTGTTTCGTCTATGAACGTGATACCCATACGTCCATTTGCAGTTTCTACTTTGTCATAACTGAGTATGCCAAAGTCTAGTTCAGCACCATAAGTTTTGTCTCTTAGAACTTGTGCGTTGCCTCTGAGTTCAGATATAGAACCTATATCAACAGACGAATGAATTTCCTGAGTCTGACTGAGTAACGCAAACAGT